CTTCTTTGTTGCTATACACTAACGGAAGAATAATATCCTTTGCAGAAGTTTCCTCAGGTGTATAAGCAATAACTTGACGCTTTAACTCAGCACGACCTTTTGCCGCATTAGTAGCAAGTGAGTTAGCATCATTCATTAAACTTGCAGCTTCGTTAGGGTCTACCAGTTTCATCTTTAAAGAAGCTTTACGTTGCTCCATTGCTAAATCTTCCATACCAGAAAACTGACTTTCATATGTACTTATTTGTTGATTAGTAAGCGTCATTCCGTAAACCTCGAATCTACTAGATTTTCTAAAGCATTACCATCTTGACCCATACCATTAGTCACTTGACCATTAGCATCAACTACAGCTACACCAGCAGCTAAAGCAGCAATCTCTCCTACTGTCTTAGGTGTAAACCTGTTATCATCACGCCAGTTTTGTTGCTCTGCCTTATAAGCTTGAGGAGTTGGGTAACCATCTTGAGCATCAAACCATTTACTCATATGTAAAGATTCACCCTGCTCAAACTCTACAGCTTGACTAGCTAAGTCAAGTATTAATCGGTTACCTAGTTCAGTGTTACCTAAGCCCATTGCAGCGGCCTCAAACTTTTGCATCTCTGCGTTAGAGATAGCACCTTTGGTTTGTGCAATGTACTTAAGCACAAAGCTCATGGCATTAGAACGGAAAGACTCACTAGCAGCAGCGCCATACACATCAGCAGGAGCGCCTATAGCCATTAGAACTTTCTGTAATCCGTAGTAACCTGCTGAACCAGTGCCTGTATAAAGGTCACCTGAGTCAAGAAGTTGAAGAGAACTTTGTATTAAACGCTTTGTAGGTTCTGATTGCTCAAGCTTAGTAGAGGCCGTTGTCAACAACTTTCCCATTGTCTGTGCTTGTTCTTTACCCATCTGCTTTTGATAAGAGTCTTCACCAGCACCAAAGAGTACTTTTGCTGCTCTTAGTTCTTCTTCCGCTTTAGCAGGACTTAGGTACGTAGGGTCACTAGGTTCTAGCTGAGAACGATTAGTTATTGTCTTACTTATCTCACTTAAGGAAGTCCAGTTTTGTTCTGCTGCTGTAGGGTCACTACCTTCTTTAGCATTTCTTTCAAGTTTAAGTTGCTCGTAGGCCGCTTCTATTGCAAGAGGGTCACCAGCACGTACACTTTCAGCAATTTTAGGCATTACGCTCATAACACGATCAGCTAATCTATTATTGTTTTGTTTTTGTACTTTTAACTTTTTAGTAGCAGCTATTTGATCTTGCTCTGCTTTTAATGCCTCAGCTTCTTCTACTAACGTAGTTTTAGCATTTCCCGCTACTAAGTTGGCTTCTTGATAAAAACCTGCTTTGATAAGACGTTCTGCTAATGCCTTTTGTTCAGCGCCTGTACCTTGTGCTGAAGCTGCATAATCTTTTTGCATTGATTCTTGTGCGGCTATCTCAGCTTCACGCTTTTCAAGTTCTTCGTCCTGACCGCCCATAGCGCCACCTAAGGCACGACCTAGGCTAGACCCAAGTAAACTCACTGCTCTCATTTTAGCAGGTTCACGGGCACCTTGACTAGCTTGTTGCATTAGTTGCTGTTGTAAATCAAACTGAGACTTGTTACGTTTAGCCAGTATGTCTTGAACTGACGGGCCTTGAGTAAATAAACCTTGCATAGCCATATTATTATCCTTTGTATATTACTTTAAAACTTTGGTAAGAGACTGCTTAACCAACCACTACCACCAGAAGTACCTAAGAACGAGGAACCTAATGACGTAAGGCCTGTAAGCCAGCCATTGTCCTGTACGTTACCTTGGTCAATCTTAGCTTGTGCTAACATACGTGAAATAGAATTCTGTTCTGTACCAAGTGCATAGCTTTGATCTAAGCCCTGTTGTGTCTGGTTCATACCAGCTTGTGTAAATGGTATACCTGTGAGTGACTGCTCAAGCGCAGGTGCTTGTAAGCCAGCAGATAACATACCTTGACCACTACCCATAAGGTTAGCGTATTGTTGCTGCTGTTGCTGTTGGTTAGTGTTGAACTGATTCAAATCTAAACCAGCACGTTGCATCTCCTGCCCAAAGGCATCTTGAGTAGACTGTGCTGCTAGCTGTGACAAGGCCTGAGATTGTGCTTGATTGACACCAAACATATCAGGATTCATCATACCTGAGCCAGCACCTAAGCCCTCACCAGATAACTGTAGACCTAAGCGACCTAAACCTTGCATTTGCTCTAAGTTCTTAGTACGCTGCTGTGCAAACACAGGGTCAAGTAAAGCACTACGCTCGTTAAACAAACTCTGCCCTGCTGCCTGTGGGTCAAAGTTATAATTAAACTCATTAGGAGCCTGTTGTGCTAGGGTAGACGCTTGACCCATGAGGCCTGTGCCTTGCCCTACTAGCGCAGGTAAACCTGAGTAAGCATCGGATAGTGAAGTAGATAACCCATCACCATCTAATACAGCAGTACCTGTGCCCGACCTAAAGGTAATAGGCTTGAAGGTGCCTCCTGAGCCACTGTAGTCTCTTGTTCCTCCTACAGGATCAAAGAACTGCATAGGCCCGTATGGATCGAAGTCGGGAGGTAATCCCGCATTTGACCCTCCAAATGGCCCAAACATTCCTTTATTGCCTTGTGTTAGTGAAGATTTCATTTCCATAGGCAATCCAGCCCATTGTGTTTCAGATATGTTCTCAGGGCGCATAGCGTTTAACTGTGCTTCATTTAGATTACCTTGCCCACCACCTATGTAAGCGTTAGGTAATTGTTGGTTCATGTCTGCTGCTCTTGCTAACTGTACTTGCTGTGCAGGAGACATATCTCTAAAGCCCATGGGTGCGCCACCACTCGCTGGGTCTGCATTTTGCCAAGTCTGTAGTTTATCAAAATTAGCGTCACTTAAACCATAACGTGTTTCATTAACACCTGCTTTAATAAAAGGCGCAAATGGGCCACCCATAAGAAGACTAAGTGGATTATTAGGCATCTGAGGTGTAAAGTCTTGAGAAGCAACTAATTGAGCAGGTGTCCTATCGTTTCCGTTGTTAATTTGGTCACGAGATTGACTTTTAGCTCCTGCTGTTGGGCCTGACAATCCTGAAAATGCTTTTGCGTCTTTTACTGTTCCATTAGGTGGCGGCATTATGCTGTCCTCTTCCAAAAGTATACGACAATATACGGCTGCATAATGTCATGTGAGTGGGCTGCTCCACCACCTTCATAGTCTAGCTCAGTTTTCCTAGGGTATGAAGTAGGTTCTCCTGCTGCAACAGAATCTGACGAACCATCAGGATTACCATTACCTTGTACACCTGTGTAGCCATGAACGTGACTAGGTATTTCGTTTAGTGTAAGAGTATGTGAATCAGTTGTAGCGCCACCAGTAGCACCAGCACTATAGCCACCACCAGCACCAAGCATTACACGACCAGCACTAAAGGCTACCCAAGTACCTAAGCCAAGTAATGAATTAGGATTAGTGGCTAATATTGATGTGTAGATAGAACCTACAGGATACGCCAGAGCATTAACTACAGCAGCCGTAACTGCTGGTATTACTAATGCTGCTACGGCAGCAGTTGTGTATGCTGTAGTAGCCACCTGTGTAGTGTTAGTACCAACAGACGCTGTAGGAGCCGTAGGAGCGCCTGTGAGTGCAGGAGAAGCTAGAGGTGCCTTAGGAGCCACACCAGCCACTATAGCAGCCTGTGTGAACGCTGTGGTGGCTATCTGTGTACTGTTAGTTGAGGTAGCGGGTGTAGGGGCTGCTGGCGTCCCTGTCAGCGTAGGGCTACTTGTGTTAGCTTTAGTAGCTACGGCTGTAGCAATGTTTGTAAACTCGTCATCAATCTCAGTACCGCTTACAGTCTTGAGTGGATTTCCTGTAGTTAAGGCATCCTTTGTTGCAAAGTTTGTTGACTTAGTATAATTGGACATAGTTAAAGTACCTTACCTTGTTTGGCATAAATTGATAGTTTCTGGAGGCTCATTGCAGTACCATTAATATCAGTAGTAAAACCTATTTGAATTATGTTACCTGCTCCTTGCGCTGGTGCTTGTTGATCGTTAATTAAGACTGAACCAGCATATTCTGATAAGCCATATTCAGCAATACCATACTCAAATATGCTACCTGCTTCTAAAGTAAATGTCTGTGAAAAGAAAATAGGACTATACTCATAACCTACCTTAAGTGCAAAAACTTGACCAGAAGCTCCTACTGTAGTTGCAGCTAACTTTTTAACAATCTTATTTGTGTTAGGCAGTTCTAAATCAAAGTAGTTACTAAAGTAAGCCATTTCATATTTTTGACCATTATCTTGGTAACCCCTGTACTTAGCTATTCCATTGACTTGTGCAAATAAAAGCTCAGAGTCTAAAGACAAGAATCCTTTAGGTGTTAACTCAGGCCATACTGTAACCCTGTAGCTCCCGTCTTGTAAAGCTTGCCTTGTATCAAACACAAAGGTTTGTTTAGTTGCTGGCATAGTTAACAAGTAGAAAGCATTAATAGGTGAATAGACTGTCTTAACATTAGCTAGTATTTCACTACGTATTGATTGTATAATATCATCACGTATGTTTTTAGAGATGTCTCGCATAGGTTGAGACTTTTCTTGTACAGTACGATTCAATGAACGTACACCTGTGTTACTTAAGAACAATATGTCTTCACCAGTATTCTGTACTGAGTCTCTGGCAATACAACCTACACCTTCAATTACCTCCACTAAAGTTAAACTAGAAGTAGTCATACCTGCGTTAAAGTTATTACCATCTGAATAAATAATAATGTTATCAGTACAAAATATAATAAAGTTGCCGTTGTGTGCGCCTAAGGCAACAATTTCATCCGAACCTTGGGTAAGTACAGAAGATATATCAAGAGTACCAGAAGTACCTCCTGACCATGCAGTACCATCAAGTACATCAGTAAAGTAGACTGTGGTTTTGTTAGTTGCTGTATCGGCAGCCCATAAACGACCATAGGCTGCTAAGACTGTGTTAGCACTTGGAGGAGTACCTGCCCTACCTGAGTGTGTTACTACTGATTGAAAAGTGTCTGCACCTCCATCATTAGTATACACAAGTGGTAAGTAGCCACGTTGGAAAAAATAATGATGATCGTTTAACGTAGCAGTCTGCCAGTTACCAGCCGCTATAGTGTCACCAGTTGAGGGTGTTAGAGTCACTAAGTTAGTAAGCCCTTTGTAGAACTTGTTAACACTGAATGACAATAATGTATCAGCACCTGTGACTTCCTTAAAGTTAGACACCCCTAATAAGTTAACACCTACGTTTCCGTTAGCTGAACCATCCTTAGCATTACTAACAGTCTGCCAGCCCTTACGTGAGCCTAGGCGACCAAACTTATCAATAATACAGTTGTCTGCGTGTAGCGCAAAGCCTTGCTGTAGCGTCACACCTGATTCCTGAGTGTTTAACCCGTAGAACGCAGGTGCTGCTATAGAGGCTGCTTGTAGTGGCTTACCCATCTTTAACAAGCCTCCCAGATAAGTTCCTCAGGGTGCTTGGCTGCATCAATAGCAATAGCATCAGATAAGTAAACAGAAGCAAGAGCTTTAGCCGATACTGCTGACATACCTCCGTCCTCACCACGTTCCTCAAGGGCCATAGCGTAAGCTAAAGTTTGCACAGGTAAGAAAGGTACTTTAATAGTGTCATCATCAGCAGTTACATCAGGTGACCGCTTAATAACATTAAAGAATAATTGATAGACACCATCAGGCTTAGGGTACACATCTATCTGAGTGTCACCTCCGTTACTTAACCCGTTAAACACATAGTTCTGAGGTGAGCCTGTTGCTGGTGTGTTGTTAAGATATGCGTTATTAAACCAGTGTGGTGTCTGGTACTTCATAAACGTATCGCTTGTATTGTTAATAGCTTCTAAAAGAGTTGACTTATCACCAAAGTCAGTAAGAACATAGTTAAATACGTTTGCTTGTGTGGTTACAGTCATAGTCTCACGTAGGTTAGACCAACCCCAAGCACTCTCTACCATCTCTACAGCGTCATGTACAAACAAACCAATAAGCTTAGAGTAGCTATTCTCATTAATTGAATCTACTTCTCGCTCACGTAACCTTATTAGTATGTTGTTGACTGTTTGCTTATATGTTTTCATGTGGCTTTACCATTTAGTTTTTCTACTGTCCTAAGCCCTGCTAGGCCAAGCATTGCTAACGTAAGTTCGAGCATTGCATCTAAGGGTAACTCAGGGCTACCTAGCTCTGGTGCAATCCATTGTAGGATAGGGTTAATAACAAATGCAAACAAGAAGCCTAAGCCACATACCCACATAAGAAAGGGTCTAGCTCCAGCCACAAAAGTAGACCTGTGATTAGCCTGTACTTTCATAATCTCTGCTTGCATCATAGAGGGACGCATAGCTAACTTCTGCTTAAGTAGTTCGCCTTGTGCCCTTTCTTCATCTGATGTAAACACACTATCTATGATGTTACCAATGGCTTCTATAGGCTGTGCAACAGCACTACCGCCTCCAAAGAGACTACTTAATATACCCATTAGAATGTTCCTTCTTTAAAGTAAAGCCAACAAGCAAACAACACTGCACTTGCAATCCACATAATCTTTTTAGTTACTGATTTACCTACGGCTAGGTAGAACCTTTCATAAGCTTTGTCTGCTGCTAATTCAGCTATTTCATTCTTCTCTGCTTTTGTCAAATCACTCACTAATAATATCCTTTCATGTAGACAGCTATTCCAAATAGTAATCCTAGTGCTATTATCATACAGATTCCTATATTAATAGCTAACGCAACATCGTTTTGTAGTTTGTTATTTCTTCTAATACGAGCATTTATTTTACTCTGTTCTTCTTCCTTTCGCTTCCTATGCCACTCAGCCTCAAATTTTACAAAGTCGCTCCACCCACCAAGTCTACTTTTCTTTAGGTGGAACTCAAGCTGAGAACGCTGAACTCGTTGCTGCTCGGAAAATTGGTAGGCTTCTAGGGCTGTGCCACGACTGTTTGCATCCCCAGCTTTCTCTTTTACTTTCTGAGTTGCTGATAGGTAGTCATTCACTTGACCACCTACTTCATATAATTGCTTGCCGTTCTTCAAGGCAGTGGAGAGCGTCTTCCAGATAGCGTTGGCTATGGCGATTTCTGCTAACATGTCCAAACCCTCTTTGTGTATTCTTGTGGGACTCCGTAAGGCTCCCTAGATGGTTGTACTACAAGGTACTCTGCATTTACTCTGTTTACTGATGGTTCAATTAAAAGCTCCTGCCCTAAAGGAGCTAGGGAAGGAGACACGTGTACAGGATATA